GTTCTCTATATTCATTGATAGTACGCTGATACCAATCTGCATCTTCTATTCTAGTGTTCGAAGTGGTCAGTATTACTTCATTTTCATCATTTAAAAATTCAAATTCACAAAAAACTCGATCGGCTTGGTCCGCTCTTCCGCCTAACCAACCGAACAAAGTTACGTCAAATCCTTCCAATCCAAATACCTTTCCATCAATTAAATCGCCAATATCAGTTAAATCTACTATTTGTATACTATTTTTAGTAGTACCACTATGATTACTTTCTTTACCTCTAACTACAGGTAAAAAATTTCCTGCTCTAAAATAGTTATCTTTAATTTCTGATACAACCGTTCCGTTGAATTTATTAAGTCTATCAAAATCAGCAGGCCTTGGGTACCATTGATTTTTATTCGCTAACCCGTCTTGACCCGCATTAAATTTGTGATAAAATCTAGTACCCGCTTGTAATCCGAAAACTATATCCGGTACTTCATCTTGTTCATGAACAGGCAAAAATTTCCCCGCATCTTCCGGAGCATCGCCTACTGAATCCCAATTTGCAGTACCGTCATTAGCATTTCCGTTTGCTAAAATGTTATTAAACATAAACGGATTATCTGCCGGATCTACTATAGTTATAGTTATTTCATTAGTAGTATCGGATCCGAAAGCATCGGTTACGGTGCAATAAAATATATCTTCTTCTGCATCAAGCTCATTAGTATCTAATACTAAAATAGGATCTGTAGATACGATTCTATCAAATGAATCAAACCATTGGAATTCTATATTATCCGGGGAATCTGAAGATTCATATCCAAATTGCAGCGTTATGGTAGTGCCTTTTCTAACGCGTATAACATTAGATTCGTCTATAAAAACTTCTAATCCAGGATTTTCAACGTCATCAGTAGCTCGTTTAAAAAATAAATCCGGTTGATCTGTTATGGTTATCGGACCCGGATCTTCCAACAAAATAGTTTCTTCCGGTAAATCGATATCATTTTTATAATTTTTTACAGGTATTATAGTATAAATTCCATCATATTCATCATTTTCTTCATCATATTCAGATACTACATCTCCCATTCCATTTTCTGGCATCGCGGTATACAACCTTAATGGCTGACTAACACCACTAACAAAATCTGATTCGCTGAATATAGACCCACTACTATTTATATGGTAATATCCTATATAGGAACGGCCTTCATTAGTTATAAGCTCATTACCATTAGTGTATAAATTAAAAGCTACTGTACTCATACAACTCTATTTACTTTAAATATATATTCACTATCATATATTTTAACGTTGCCAGAATTATATCTGCTTCTAAGTGTAAATTTATACCATCTTTCAGGCTGCAATCCATTCATCCAGAAATTAAAGAAACTACTAGTAGGGTCGCAACTTATTCTAGTATACGTATAATCGTGCGGTATAACTATTTCTTTAGTATGCAAATCTTCAATTGAATATGAAGATGATGCAGGTAAAAAGTTTGCGGATGAATATGCACTGCTAGTAGCAAAAGTCTTAGCAGGATATTTAGGTCTACCTAGTATCCTAAGTTTTACTCTATCATTAACAGAATATTCTCTATTTAAATTCTTAAAATATACTACGGTATCTTCATCCCCACTTAGAGCAGTTAAACTTCCTGTGTTAAATGTACTATCATCCCAATTAACTCGAATATGTGGGAGATAAATGGTATTAGTATCTAATGAGAAAAATTGTATTTGTGCAGAATCTCCCGTAGAAAGCTCGTCTTCTGTGGTACGTCTAATAAGTATTCCATGATTAGTTACAGATCCTGTCAAGTGTGCATATACAATATTAGATATATTTAAATCAATATCGGTAGCTTCATTATATCCTATTGATCTAGTAACAATTAAATTAGACCCCGTATACCAATTACAGCCTCCAGGTTGCAAACTATATGAGCCGGTGCTTCCTGCAGCAAACGAATTAATTGCCCAGTCAGTATTAGGTACTACCCCATCTCTGTAGGTCCATGAAACCCCTTCAGTAACTCTAGGATTATAATCGTATTTTCCAACTCCCATTTCCCAACTACCACTAATAGCATTTACTTCTAAAGTATATGTAGTGGGCAGTTGTTTTTGATTTGACGAATACAGTTTTAAAATATATTTATCAGTTTTAGAATCTGTACTAGAAGTATTAAATCCGGCTGCAACTAAATCATTTAAGTCTGAATAATCAAACTGCATTAATATTCTAGAATTAAATGTTTTATATACAGATCCGGTTACTACTAAGATCTTGTATAATTCTATTATAGAGTCGATACCCGTATTAATAGTATCGTATCTCTCATAAATAGTAGAATCTTTTTTAGGATAAATGTTATAAATCATGGTTATATGCTGGTTACTCGTCCTACAATATCAGTGTTTGGATATTTAACTTCAAAAATGCAAGGATCTAAAGAAGGATAAATAATTCCTTTGCGCTCCGCTCCTTTTAAATCATAAACATTATTAGAATAACCATTAGATTGGCCATACATATTTTTAAATGATAAATCACTAACGGTTTGCACACCGGGAGTTTGGTATAAGATTTTATAAATCTCAGATTTAATTATAGGCTGATTAATCTGCCATTTATCTATATCAAAAAAGTTTCTTAAATTTTGTATACACCTAAGTAAAACCTCATTAGCATTATAATTAGACATAGCAATAACTTCAAATTTAACTGCTATGTTAACTATGTATGCATTTTTAATATTAATAGCATCCGTTAAAATTTTGTATTGACTTAAATACGTTTTCAAGTTTATTTTAGCCGCATCATTTAACGTAATTAAATTTTTATTTATATCATATCCCAAGCAATAAAAATTCAATGCTAAAGGATTTTTTATTTTTTGTCTTAAATCAAAGATACTTAACTGCTCATCTTGAGTTACATGTACTTTAGATACACCGCCTAAATCACTAGGCATCGACATAGCACGAACTGCATAATCTGCTAAAGTAACTGCACGGTTTTGAGTTCCGAACGTTGCTAAAGCATTTTGCCTAATCTCTTCCACAGATTCGCCACTGCGACCTCCTGTTGCGGCTTCTACATTAGAACAGGCTAACGACCCCACTATAAAAGTAGCTAACGGACCGAAAACGGGATCTGTAGTCGATACATTCTTAGTAGATCCTATGAATTGTCCTATCTTAGATATAGTGTTAGCTCCTACATTAGATCTAACCCCACCTCCTACTAAATATCTAACCGTCAATGTAGTGTTAGCCGGAACCTCACCATAGGCATTGGTATACATAAAATTAGAAGGATCATAATCTAAATCTAATGATCTTAGATTAGATGGAATTCCAAAACCTACATTATCCGGATTTGGTATTATAGTTTCATCTGCATTATCGGATATGCCAGCCCCGAATTGCAATTCAAGATTATTATTTGAAGTTATTCTAGAAACGAACCTTTTCGGTACTCGTTTTAAAGTTAAGAGATACGGAACGTTGGATGCATAATCAGCCAAAGTTTGATCATTAGTATATGTATTATCTATTTTTTCAAAAATAGTATCTTGAGCCAAATACGGAACTTCATACCAAGTATTTCCGTCGGAATCCACTACATCATATATGTTAATAATATCCGAATCAGCTAATAATACCTTATTAAACTTTTTAGGCTCTTCAAAGGTAAAAGTAGCAGTTCGCAATTCACCGGAAATAGCATTAACGGATTTTTCTAATAAAAAATATTCCGGATCACTACCTACATAACTATACACGCTAATATTAGTAGGTTCTGAACTTGATGAAAAAGAAAAATCAACTCCATTATATACTATAAATGGAACGCCTCCTTCAGTAGATTCTAATTGTAATCCAGGCTGTACAGTTAAAGCATAATTCCAATCCGGAGTTTTAGGAGATGCTGCTGTTGCGGGTATGAGTTGGTATATATTAACTCGAGCACTAGAAGGTATTGATATTTTAGGTTTATAACCTAAACTTTGAGCAATCGCATACACATTAGCACGTTCCTCCGCATACGGAAGCATCGACTCCTTTAACTGTTTGTCAGCATAATATGAAAGTACATCTCCTACATACGATGCCATTTCCAAGAACATCATTCCTGGGTCAGACTCATTAAAGTCATTGTATGTATTAGGAAAATAAATTTTAGCAAAATTGATAAGATTATTCCTAAATTGAGAAAAATCTTTATTAAGATATTTTACTTCCCTATTTTTTAGAGTAGACATGATTATGGCAAGGTTATGTTAAATGTTACTGTTTCTTTGTCAAAGGTATTTTCCGCCAATGAAAATTGCAATTCAAAATTAATGTAATTTAAATCTTCTTCAACATTAACATTAATATTATCAATTACTATATAAGGCAACCAATATTTAGTTTTTTCTTCTATAATTTTACGCATTTTAGTTACCAATGCGGGAGTTAAAGGTTCAAATACCAACTTTCTTAAATTACATCCGAATAAAGGCTGCATAACTCGTTCACCCTCATTAGTTAATAATAATGAACGTATATTAGATTTAGCTTGTTCTATAGTTAAATATGAAACTTCAAATGCTTTTGATTTACCGCCACGTAAAGGTAGTACAACCCCAATTGAAACGTCTGGGTTTAAATCTAATGGATGTATTTTAATATCCGTATTCATTATCTAAGACCTTCAAAGAAGGCACTGGACTGAGGATCTTGTCTCATTTGTGTTGCGGTTTCCATTAAAATAGAATTCATAAGAGGATTCCCTGTGGTATTAACAATGGTCGGTTGGCCATATTTATTTAATGGTACTGCTTTTGGTTCTTCCATTAACGATGATATGGAATATTCAGAACTGAATTGATCTTTATATTTATCTCGTAAATTAGGTTTGGATTGTTCCGTGATCACTCCTCTAAGTTCCTCACGTACTACTTTTCTAACTTCTTCATTGATGATGGTACGCATCAATTTAATAAAAGATTCGGCTTTCATATTATATTTTACTATAAATATTAAAATCTAATTATTTATATCCGAACCAAGGAGAAACTACTGGCGGGGTTCCGGGCACGGTGAATGTACCGCCTACTGTCAATGTATGTGCTTGAAATACTTTTGAAAGACTTCTAATAAAATTAGCTGGATTAGCTGTGGGTTTTAATGATGCCTGTAAACTTACTACGCCGGGAGATAGGACTACCGTAGGAGTTGCCGGATTTACCATGACTCCTCCTGTCCAATATCCGGTTATTGCCAACCTTAAAAATGAATTAAATATAATTTCTTTAGGATTAAATCGTTGACTTAAAATTTTATCCCGTATACTTTGTATATTCTCTTTGAATTTAGCTCTCAATTCTAATAACTGTTCATTGGAACTTATATAGGCAATCAAAACACCTGCTAAAAAAGCTTTAGCCGCTCGAACAGTAGTTATTTGTAAATATTTAGATCCCTGGCCAGGAAGTAATTTATTCAACAAAGTCGCTAATTGTTTATTAGGAATAAATTTGTTTACATCTTTAAACTTTTTAAGTTTTGATAATTCTGCTCGTATGGATGATACTATTTTTTTAGCCTCTCGCAACTTAGGCAATAAAGATTTTAACTCAGTTATAAATCTTCTAAGTTCTTTAACTCTTTCCCTAAGTTCTAAAACTCTACTTATGTTTTTAGGTTTAAAGGCATTCAATAAATCAGCTCTACGTTCTTGTATTTTACTTAATAAGAATTCTTTTGCTTGGTCTTTAAGATTTATTATTTCTATTTTAACATTTAAAATTTTATTAACCGCAGACCTACAAGCCGCTAATACCTCAGATCCTATTTTACTTTCAGGTAAATTTGATATTAATGCCACTAATATAGTACCCGCTTTAATTGCGGAAGCTATTGAAATAGATTTGATTAAAGAATTTATAGCGTTTTTGAGTTTACCTATATTTTCTTTACTTACCGCACTTTTAATTTTTTTAAATACTTTACCTAATTCATTTACTTTTTTAATATTAGTTTTAATTAAATCTAAATAAAATTTCTTTTTTTCTTTAACTTCTTTGATTATAGTTTTTATTAATCCGGGTATGGATTTTAACAATTTCAATTTAGAGGCCTGTAATGAAGGGATAGCTAATTTGGTTATGATATCTCTAAGTTGCGTTTTTAAAGCTTCTATCTTAGGTTTAATAAATTCAGTAATGATTTCTTTTTTATCTTGTATAAATCGTAATATTTCATTTCTAAGTTGTAGTAACTTAACATTTTTTAATGATAACTCTGCAATTTTTTTCTTTGCAAACGAAGTATTTATCCTTTTTAATTTAGAAATTTCTTTTAAGTTTTTAGACTGTTCTCTAATCAATTCCCTAAGCTCTTTTCTTTTTTTAGAAATTTCTTTAACATTTTCTTTAACCGCTTGCAATAAAGTTTTTATGTTTTTAGAAAATACTGCTATCACTAGTATTTTTTGTTTAGATGATTCTAATTTATAGAATGCACTCAAAAATTTTTTAAATACTATTATATTACCATTTGATAAAGGCCCGCCTGGAGTACCTGGAGGGTTAGGAAGTCCCTGCCTAATAGATATATCATAATATAAGGCAATAGCATCTACTAATTGTTTAGAGTTGCTTATTTGACCGGACTGTATTAATCGTATTAAGGGTTCTTCAAACGTGACTTTCCAAACTGTAGGCATTTATTTTATGTTGTCTGCTATGAATAATAAGTCTGACAATATATAATCTTTAGAATTAGGTTTTAAATATTTATTCTTGATTTTTTGAACAGACTTACTTACATCCGGATCCGCATTACCTGCACCCGACGGAGTTACTACTTTCAGTGTTACAAATAATTGCATAACATCCTCCATAAAATTAAGCAATTTATTTCCTAATACTGCAGAATTTTGCGATTTTCTAGTTGCAGATCCGGGTTTACCTATAATAATTCTAGAGCCATCTTGGACATTTAAGTATAGATTTCCTTTTGAATTGATATGTATTTGATCTTCGGCTCCGATAGCTAATACTCCCTTAGCTGCTAAGATGATATCATTAGAAGAAGCATTAAATATTAATCTACCAGATTTAATTAAAACCTGTTTTCCCGAATAATCATTAGGAGTTTGAATTTGTAATGGCATTATGCTATATAAGTATTAGACTCGTTTGTTCTTCTTCTAACCAATCCTGCAAACACTTTTCCTTTAGAAGTTACCGGGCCTGACTTTATCACGCCAGCAGCTTCTTCGTATTTGTTTTGATTGGTAAGTCGTACTGCTTCTCTAAAAAATCTATTTCCTTGACCCGTATTAAACATCATTGATAATAACGCATCAAACATATTTTGAGTTACTTCAGCTGATAATTTATTATTTAAAAATCTAATTCTAGGACCTAAATCTTCTAACAATAATTTTTGTATTTCATCGTCTGTCATAGCGCCCACACCCTTTAAATAGGGAGCAAATCTTTTTTGTTCTCGTTTAGATATTAAATGTCCTACTCCGATAGTAGGATATCCTTCAGCATCATCATAACTGGCTATAGGTTTTCCATTTTTATCGTCATATACTACTTTTCTAGAACCCTCTTCTCTAACCAATTCTTTTAGTCCTCGAGCACTAATAGTTAAATTGCCCGGTTTTAAAAATCCGGTAGACGGAGGGGCTACTTCAACAGGACCTCCTGAAGACGGTGTGGGTTCAGACCCGGGTTCAAAATTTCCGGTATTATTACTGGTAGAATTGCTAGAATTTCCTTCCGGATCCGGAGGTGTGGGATTGCCCGGTCTAGAAGATTCCGGGGAGGTTACTGTAGTATTTACTATCTCTTGTTGTTCTTCTACAACTATAGTTTCATTACTAACATTTAATGAACTCCAAGAACCTATTATACCTTCAAATCCAGATTTGCCATCGTCGATTGGTATTTTTTGAGTCGAACACATGTATATTGAAGCTCCATCTTTTTGAATGTTTTCAAATGCACTTGCAGGATCATTTCTAAGTATTAAAATAGGGTCACCGTTTGCACTCAAATCGGATTTAGAATATAAAGTCTGAGCCGTATCATCTAATTTTACAGTGCTTCCCAACTTTAATGAGTTTCCAAACCTACCTTCAAATATTATATCTCCGGCAGATGCTTGTGTAACATAATATTTTCTATTTTTATTTAGAGAAAATGTATTTTTAGTATTTGAATTTATTTTAGAAGAATCATTCTGAGAACCAGCAACTGACGAGTTATTTATTAGAGGAGCTTTATTAGTTATCGGATTATTTAAAACATTTAAAGGTAAATAGTATATGTTACCTAAAAAGAACAATATTACTTGTTCGCCGGGTACCGGATATGTTTTTATATTTGCTAATAACGGCAGTGCAATATTAGGAGGACGATTCCCTCCGGTTTCAGTAGTACCTACCGTTTGTAATACAGTTTCATTTTTATTTAATGCACTACGAAATGTTATGACCCCGGATCTAGGACCTGCATATTCTACTGAAAGCACCTCTGCTAATTCAACATCTTTAATAGGAAGAGGCTCCCTACCTAAAGACGGCGTTTGTCTAGTAGCTTTAGATAATGGATTACGGTATATATTTCTAGCCATGATTAAACTACCTTTAAAGAGTTTCTTAACTCAGTAGCTTCTTGCAATAATTGTTTCTTTTCTTCAGCTGAAAGTCCAAATTCAGAATCTCCAGATGTATTTGCATTATCCGAAACAATTAATTTTTGTATTATTGATGAAAGCTTTACTAATATTTCGTCATTCTTAACTGATATTTCCATGTATTCTTTAATTAAGGGTACCAACATGGCAGCATCTGAAATATTTTTAACAAAAGGTTTTAGCTCCTGTATTAGAAGTTGTATTTGAGTGTCCTTTTCTTTTTTCTTTGTATATATTTCTTTCGCTATATCTGAGAATGTAACGGAATCAAAAATAGGGGTATCTTTATCGAACGACATGATATTATTTTAAAATAAATATTGAAAAGTAAAAAACCCCTCATTGAGGGGCTTTACTTAAATATTATCATTTTTATGATAATCTTCATACATTTCATTAAATTTCCTTTTTAATACCGTAACTATTTTTGTTACATCATGAGTATTAGCATCGGTCATCTCACGTATCATAATATACAAAGCTTTTTTATTAAAGTTTTCTATATATTCACGCCTTTTAAATAATTCCAATATTGAATTGGCAATTTGAATATCTTTTTTCTTAGAAAAATATACATTTAAGTTTTCATCACAATGGTCTACGAAATAATCAAAAAAGGTTTTTAATGTGCTTTGAACTTCAATGTTGTGTGCTTCATTAATAACGTCCCTATTGTCATCTATAACTTGCAAATCTTCTTTAGACTTTTTATTGTTATAGTTACTTCTATTTTTTGCTATCAAATAATTCCTACCAATAATAGTAAAATATGAAAACGCTTTACCCTTTTCAGCTTTAAAGTTATTTAATTTTTCAATTAAAAAACTTATTACTTCATTTTTAGAATCTTCGTATGAAACATCATAATGATAAAATTTATACTTATGAATTAGGTTCTCTACTAATTTATTAAAAGCTCTATCTATTTTAGTTTTATAAATTATATTCCGTTTAACTTGATCCGTTTCCGAGATATATTCTATAATTGCCTGTTCAGTGTCTTTACTGAAATACTCATTTTTCGCCATATGTTTCCTCCGCTTCTTCCAAAGAAGCTATACAATCTTTTATAATTTTAAACGCAGTACCCACTTCATCATCAGTTTCAAAAGCACCTAATCTATCAGCTTCACGCATTACTAAATTAGCTTCTTGAATTTTGTTTTTTAGATTAGATAAATCAGTTAAAAAGGCAGAAGCGTATTTTTCTAGAATTTCTATTTTTTGCATAGAGTTCCATATAACATAGATGCATGCTATGTTTAAAACAACTGAAACTCCTAGTATAATGTATATAATCATTTGTTAAATAATTCATCAAATATTTTAGAAGCAGATTCGCTTTTGGGAGCTGAAGCCAATGTATTCATTCTATTTTTAACTGCAGTGTCTCCCTTTACTAATTTAGGTTGAGATTCTTCTTTATTTTCTCTCCACTGTTCCCATTCAATACGTGCTGCCATGGTATCAGCTTGTTGAACTACATACGGGAGATTAGTTCTAAGTTTACCATCATCAGAATAAGAAATTAAATATGCTTTATTCGCTTCATCATATAAACCGTCATGCGTTTTAATTGCAATCCACTCATTGAATGTGCATTGAATTCCGTATTTCTGCAATAAAAACAATCCCCTATCAGGTACTGTCATGAAATTCAATTCAGGATTTTGAGTATACAATGCTCCTTGATTCTTTTTATGCCAATCAGAAGGATTAGGGATATAGTATGGCTCGGTATCCATTCCTATTTTACCCAAATCATGATTTAATAAAGAAAATATTAAGTCTTCTCTGCTGTAGGTTTCTAATTGACCCATATCATCCCAGACTTTATGAATAGCTAGCCCACAATCAATTACATTTAATATGTGTTCTACATATCCTCCTATATAACAATTATGATAGGATTCTTTACCGGATGCTGGAGCAAGTGCAATTATTTCCTCGTAATCCGAATACAGTTTTAGTAACTGTTCTTTTCTAGGAGATTCAATCTCCGTGTCTATCAAATTCAGTATTTTCTGGTAATTTTCTTGAATCTGTTTCTCCGTCAGGGTTTTCATAGTAACTAGTATTTTTCATTGAACATAACCAACATAAAACTTGAACTGCATCTAAAGATACTTTAGGCACTTCTATACCGCACCTTGAACAATCCAAACTTTTAAGTGATTTTGACATTAATCTTCTAATTTTACGTAATTTAGAATTTCACTTAATTTATATCTAATGTGCTCTGCATAGTTTTCTATAGTCTCCTTTTTAACTCCGGGTACTTGCAGGGCCTGGTATAGTGATATCAAATGATTGTCGATATCTTCGATTTTATCTATAACAATTTGTTTTCTTTTCATTTTAGTTTAAATTTATTTCCGGAAATCCGGCTTTCTTATTATACAATAATATATGTACTTTATTGTTGTAATCCAAATTTATTGACGTAGAATGTATAGGTATTAATCCGAATTCATGAAAAGTTATATTAGAAACGTAACTTTTATCTTTTTCGTTTTTATATGCTACTAATAAAATTCTATCATCTATATTAACATTCACCATTAAACTGCCGTCGTCATCATCTTCTAATTTATATAGAAATTGATACAGTCCCGTGGCAGCAACATTAAACTTAACAAAGGAGTCTAAAAAATCAAGTTCACGTTTTGACCTATGAGTTGTGCAAATATGATCTATGATTCTTCCGTCAGTAATTCTAGTAGTCTCTAAAAATCGTATGGATTCAGCTACCAGTAATTTATTATGAATTCCTGATATGAAATTACTAGTTTCTAATTTTTGTAGAACTTTTTTCATACCTTAATTTTATATAAATATTTTTTAATTATCAAAATTATTTACTTTTAAAGCGAATCCTAGAATTAATAGGTTGTAACAGAATATACATTTTTTATAAATGTATTCATTTAACTCTTAAAATTAGGCGCCTATTAAATATATAAAACTTTATTCTTGTTCCAAAGTATCTGCTAATTCAAATCCTATTCCTTTGTCTCCACCGTTTATTAGTTTTCTGATATTTGATATTGAAGCTTTATATGTTTGTCCGTAAATAAAATAACTAGTAATTAATTCTTGTAAATGTGAGATGGTATATCCGTCAGTATCTTTAATCCAATTTTCTAATTTAATTTTCTTTAGTTCATTTTCAGGAATCATTGTAGTAAAATAGTATTCTCTATCAGTCGCCGAAGGCAAATTAATTTCTACTTTTAAATCAAATCGGCTCGGTCTCTTCTTCAAACTATCTGGTACTAAGCTTAAGTCCGATGTGGTAGCTAAAAATAATACATGGTTAATACCGTTGACCCCGTCTAAGAATTCCAATAGCTCA